TGTGTATGGCAGGTTTCGTTTCACACTTACTAGGCGTTTACTTACTTCCGCCTTTCGTGTTACTTTTCATACCTGCTTCGGTTTCCACTTAGTTTTTAGAAGCGGCGGGTTACTGTAAACAGCGGCTTCAACTTTACCGGAAAGTTGCGTTAGATTTTATAGCCTACTTATGCAGGCAACTTAAACGCTCCGATTTTCACGGTTACTTTTGGTCCAAAAGCGTTACCTTCTCTATTAGGTTACATACACAACAACTGTTTGAAAGAACTTTAAAATGCCGGTCTTTCCCGGCTGTCAACGTTTCTGTTCGTTGTCTTTAATCCACCCGTATACAAGTGCTGCTGACTTACGCAGTTCACCAACTGGAAGGAAACGTTAACTCCTACCGTGTGCCCCTGGGCTGACTCGAACAACCGATTTTTCACACTGGGAATTTTTACAAATACATCATAGTCTGTTAACCTACTATGTCGCTTATTAACCATGTGCTATGAGACGACCACTCTCTACAGGGGCATTTGAAAGAACTTAAAAGGCACCAGCCTAGAAAAGCAGCGCCGTAAACTGAATGGAAAGAGTTCGTTAAATGATTTTTACACGCATCACCTATCACCAACTGTAACTTGTTATCCGTTCCGCAAAATGATTCTTCAACCGTTGGTTTGGATTCAAAACGTTCCAGATCTTCGCCTTTAACTTTGCACCAGTGTACTGAAGTATCAGTATACAAGAACTTATTGCCTTCATAGTGGTGCAAGAGATAGGTCACTGATTTTTCTTTATCAATGATATTGTCAGAATTCTTCGAACAAGAAAAAAGGAATACGGAGGTTAGGCATAGAAGAATGAGTTGTTTCATGTTAATTATTTTTTTCTTGATACATTGTAACTAAAGCCCCAACCAGAAAAAGAAGGTTTTATATACTTACTGCCTTTAGCTGAGTTTATTTTTTTGAACGTTTTAGCAATCCTTTGCTGATGTTTTGGGTTTCTATTATCAAGAACAGGTATTGTAAATTCACCATCTTTCTGGCTTATAATCTTATAACCTACCAGAACATTTTCTTTATTTAAAAGAAGCTTTGTTTTTCCGTTGCTCATTATTATTTGCTTTTAATTATTATCGTACCAATCCCTTTCATCAAACCAAAAACGTTCCGGTTTCTTCTTTCCTAGTTTGCTCAAACCCCTAAACACTACATATACATTCGCTACTATTACCAATGACCAAAAGACGTTTGAAAGCATGGAGGGTTAGTTTAGTTCGATCCGATTAATGATGTTTCGTTTTCCAGTACTTTTTCAAGAGATATAGATTGAAAGGTTTCTTCTATGGCCCGGAAATAAGAATGGTGGTGGAAAACATCGTTACTAGGTAGTTCGTGAGTGACATTATGTGTATTACAAACAGGCTTATCGCCTTCACCTTTAATACCAACGGATACGCACCATCTGTTACAACAATATTTAAAGTAAATCGCATGCACTATGTGTGTTGAACCTTTTTTAAGCCTATCGGTTCCTGTAATAGCAACTACTTTTTGTCCAATATAAAACGGTGGCAAATTCATGTTACTCATAAGATTTCAGTTTACGTTTAGCTATTTTCAAAGAATGATTTTGTTTGACGATGTGTGATACTGCTTGCCAGAACATTGCCGTGAATGCAAGAGCAGCAAGGATGAATAGAATCTGGTACATTTTTTATTTGGGTTAATGTTTGACGAATGAATTGCTTTGCTTCAGTCCTGGTTTCTTCTTTTAACCGCTGGGTGTAGTGAGAGATTAAGAAAAGATCCCAGTAGGTCATGATGGAACTTTTTTAGTTTTCACAGTTCTTGACTTAATATAGTTTTCAATAGCTTCTGTAGTGAACCTCCATTGGTTTCCTATTTTGGTGCCGGCTAATTTTTGATCCTTCACCAATCTTGAAATAGTGTCATTGCTTACCTGAAGGAGGTCGGATACTTGTTGAAGCGTTAAGAGTTCAAGAGTTTGCATGTTATTAAATAAATAAGGGTTTACTACTATGGAATATCAAAAAAGGGTGTTAGCTTACATTTACTTTCTCTTCTTCTAGAATTTGCGAATCGGTAAGACCCAATTCTTCACGAATAACCTTTAGTGCGGAGGCTTTTGTTAAGTTATCATCGTTATCATTTATCCACCTGTAAACGGTATGAATGGCAACCCCAACAGCATCGGCTATCTTTTGTTTTACTTCTTTTTCCGACCCACGTAAAGCCAGAATTGTTATATTTGATAATTGCATTTTTGTTTATTTATTTGCATTTCTGCAACTGTTTAACGAATGTATAAACTATAGTTTCATTTTCCTAATAATTATGAAACTATTATTTCAATTATTCAATTTATTGATTTGAATCAAGTATCAGATATATTGCTGCAAACCAGAAGTAAAAAAGGATGGAATAAAAGCCAAATGGCTAGGACTATAGGTGTCTCTAGCCAGCTTTATGGTCAATACGAAAGGGGTGAAAAGGTTCCTGGCGGAGATTTTTTCTTAAAATGGCAAAATGTTTTTGGAGTGCCATTGGGTTCTAAATCTGAAACTAATGTTTCACGTGAACTACCTGGAAAAAAAATAGAAGATCAAGATATGTTTAATGAAACGATCCTACAGGCGATTTTAAGATTAGCTGACAACAACGATAAGATATTAGACGCAAACAAGGAAGCTATGAATAACACTAAAATAGCTTTGGAATCAAACCAAACTCTAGCCAATACGAATGCCGATATGTTTGCAATGCTAAAAGAAAGTTCTGGCGTCAGTTCAGAATTAACCGAGATCGTAGCAAACCAAAAGATGATGCTGGTCTATTTAAAGGCGCTCTTTGGCCTTGGTGTCGATACTCCAACTCAATTAACCGACGATGAAATGAAAGAGCAATTAGAAGAAATGGGCAAAGAGATCGCCGCTGCGGCCCGGAAAAATCGGCAAAGTGGCAAACACGAGCTTCACAAGAAGAACAGTTAGTATATGCGATCATAAAGTTTAGGATTGGTGGGAAATGAATATACGATTAGACGCCGAAAAAACCATCGTCGTTTATCCGGAGTTTAAAATTATTTTGATAATTTAAAAGTAAACCCTTTTATCTATGATATTACTACAGGCGTTTAAAACGCATGACACTTCACCAGTTTTGGCTATTGCCGCTATCGTTGGATTTATATTCTTAATAATATCTGTAGTAAACGGAATGACTAAAGAAAGGGATAAGAAAATTTAATCATACAGCCCTTTCACGGCCTGGTTAATTTGCTGATCAGATAATGATTTCAGATACTTCTGAGTGGTGCCGAAATCAGAATGACCCAAGGCGTCTTTAAGTATCTCCATTGATACCCCTCTTTGAAGTGACAGGTAAGAAAAGCTATGTCTGCTTATATGTGTTGAAATATTTTTATCTATACCGCAAATATTAGCTACCCTTTTAAGGTGCATATTTACCAGCGAACAGGCCGAATCAACCAAAGACTTTTTCTGCCAATTATCTTTGATCAGTTCTTTAACAACCGGAAACATATAAGGCTTGCCGTGGTATTTATCAATAATGGCCTGTAGTTTGCTGTGTATTTCAATTTCCCTCACCTTCTTACCTTTGTTCATCCGGTATCGGATAACCCCGTTTTTAATCATAGTCCTTTCAAACATGGCTACATTCTGAAACCTCATGCCGTGGCAGTAGAATGAAAAAAGAAACATATCACGGGCGATATCATCCAACCCGTAAAGCCTGGTTGATTCCATCAGCTTAATTTCGTCCAGAGTAAGTTTCTCCCGGTTGATAGGATCTGCTTTCAGTTTCTTTTGGGCTATTTTAAACCAATCTTTACCATCGTAAGAATCCAGTGAATTAATAACCGTACTTAAATCGGTCATATCCTTTTTGATAGTAGATATTTTGGATCCTTCTTTTATCCGGTGGCTAATATACTTATCCACCCATGTTTTACTAAGATCGGATAGTGAAACATCCCGTCCCCAGGCTACCTTTAAAATATTCAGTTTGGCCCGTAGCCTATTATAGGAAGCTACCTGGTTGTTTGCCTCGAGAGTGTTGAGCCGGATCTTAACAGCCGTAAAAAACGTACCCCTCCCCTTTTTATTCCCCAAATCATCTACATCAATTTCCCGGCCTTCAATATCTGCCAGGTAAACAGTTTCAGCCAGCTTTGCCCTTTTAGTCTCAATAGCGGCATTAATCAGAACAGAATCATTATGCTTTGTTACCCACTGCTCAGATCCTTCCCGAAACTGGTGATCCTTCACAGCGTACCCTGTGGAAAAGTATTTGGTCTTCCGATTGGCGATTACCCGAATCAAAATAGGGATAGTTCCGTCTTTCTTTGGCTGATTCTCTTTGAGCACGACTTTTATCGAAGCCATTTGTTTCACTTTTAGTTAAGCAATAGTAAAACATTTATACAATATCCTGCTATTTATTGCCAATTATTGCCAGACGTTGCGGAAGTGGTTAATTGGCTGTAATCTTTACCAGTAGCTAATTACAGCCTATTATAGCGGGTTTCAAAGGATTTAAAGTGTGGAGCTGAGGGCACACAAACTGCCACGCCAGTAAAGGGTTACAAACTTTAGTTAAACAAATTAAATTTTGTAGCTTTGGTTTCATGGCAGATAAGATTGGCAGACCAAGGCTTTACGATAACGTTGACGACCTGGAACAGGCTGTCTATGATTATTTCTTTCCTTGGGAAACTCAAACCACTGAAACAAGAGTTGGCACACTTACCAGCGAACCAAAACGAGGCGTAAACAAAAAGCCATCTATCACAGGCCTTTCATTATCATTGGGTTTTGCAGATAAAACCACCCTTTATGAGTACAGAGATAGGCCAGAATTTTCCTACCCGATAAAAACGGCTATCACAATGATAGAGCAATATCACGAAGAAGGATTATGTGAAAACAATGTTGCAGGTAGAATCTTCGCTTTAAAGAACATGGGTTGGAAAGATCAAACACAAATGGATATGACCAGCGGCGGCGAGAAGATAAACGGGTTCAACTATATGCCACCTACAGAAGGTGTTTAAATATTTATAATAATCCTGGTAAGAGGATATTTAAGTTTTGCGGTGGATATTGAAAGGCTCTTACCGGCCTGATATTGAAACCGCTTTAATATTTAATTATGACAACAGAAGATCAAAAAGAAAAAGCAACGAGAGTTCCCTGTAATTATGAATCAATTGAGAAAGGTGCATTGTCGCTTGAATTCCATGAACGAGTTGAGTTGCGTAAAAAGTTATCAGATTCTATTGACGATGAGTTAAAAAGTTTGGAAGTGCAGTTAGAAAAAGCAAAGGCAATTGTAAACGGGCAGTAATATGATTCAGATTCCATTTTCCTTTGAAAAAGGGTTTATATATAAGATAACCAACCCAAAGGGATGCGTGTATATTGGTAAAACAAAGAACGTTAACGAGAGGTTTAAGTTTTATCGTTTACTGCATTGTAAAAAACAGGTCAAAATATACCGATCTATTTTAAAGTACGGATGGGAAAGCCATAAGGCTGAAATAATTCACACTATTCCGTATGATGAGAATGAGCTGAATAAACTTGAGGTAGAATATATAAAGCTTTTTGATTCTTTTAATTCTAGTACCGGCCTTAATTTGACTCCTGGAGGTAAAAGCGGGTTTGTCAGTGAGGAAAACAGGAGGTTACTTAGCCAGCACAGAACCGGCAAAAAACTATCAGAAGCAACGAAACAAAAGCTAAGAGAGATTAATTTAGGGAAGAAGCAATCCGCTGAGACAATTGCAAAAAGAGTTTTAGTAATAAAGGGCATGAAAAGGAGTGAACAATCCAGAAAAAATATAAGCATGGCAAGAACTGGAATTGTTTTTAGTGAATCTCATAAGGAAGCAATGAGGAATGCAAAGAGGCCGCCAATTACAGAAGAAAGTAAAAAGAAAAGAAGCGATAGCATGAAGTTGAGCCCCGCAAGTTTCGGTAGGCCCGAAAACAGAACTTACAAAGGCAAGAAGGTGATTAATGTTTTGGATAATAAAGAGTTTCAAAGCCTAAAAGCTGCTTGCCATTATTACGGCCTAGTGTATGATACGATTAAGGCTCAAATAAACGGCTACAATAAAAATACCTCATTCTTAAAACGGGCCTGATGGTACAATGTATAATTCCCTTTTCATTTACAAAAGACCTTGGGGCCGCTTACAACACAGCAATGGCAAAAGTAACCGATGAATACGCTATCATCATGGATTATGACGCTATGATTTTAACGCCAAACACTTTATCTTTAGTTGACAAGTATGTAAAGGTCTATCCGGAAGCGGCACTGTTAACAGGATATGCAGCCAGGTCGCACAAATCAAGCTCACAACACTACCCTATCAATAACCAGGGGAATATTTTACAAGCTATAACAATCGCTGAAAGATTGGAAAGAAAACCTATGAAGGTGAAACGAATCGAAAAGAATCTAACCGGGTTCTTTATGGTTATTAAAAAAGCTACATGGGATAAATATAAGTTCGCTGAAGGGATAGGGTGTTTGGGTGTTGATACCGATTACTGGCGGAAATTGATAGCGGGAGGTGAAACGATATTACTGATGGAGACAATTTTCGTATGGCATACCTATAGGCTAAAGAATGGAATAGCAGATAAGAGACATTTATTAAATGGGGCATGAGAACGGTATATACGGTAATATTCGGCGACTACGATAATTTGAAGGAGCCTTTGATAATTACATCAGGCTGGCGTTACTTATGCTTTACGGATCAACCATTAACCTCAGACGTTTGGGAAATAATACAAGTGGATACATGGGAAGACAAGCGGATGCACAGCAGAGAGTATAAAATAAACTTTGACCGGTATATTGACGCTGAAGAAAGTATTTATATCGACGGTTCTTTTCAGATCAATTGCGATTTAAATCAATGGTGGGCAGATAAGTTTCAACAGCCTACAACATTTATAAAACATCCACGGCGTAACTGCGTGTTTGATGAAATAGAAAGATGTATTTTACATAAGCGGTGCGATATTGATAAGCTGACAAGGCAACGGCAGGCGTATAAGGGACAGGTAAAGAAAGGTAATGGAGTTATCCAGTCGGGCATAATGATGCGGCAAAGAACTCCTGAAGTGATTGGACTGATGCGGGAATGGTGGGATGAATTACAAAAGTATTCAACAAGGGATCAAATCAGCATGGCGTTTGTGGCAAGGAATAAGAAGCTGAACACAATAACATGGAACTATGCGAAGGCAACTGAATTTATATTTTTAACTCATTATTGTAGACGAAAATGAAAGTATATATTTTAATAGGAGGCATTGAATATGAAGGGGAGAGGATTTACGGCGTGTTTGCGACTAAGGAGTTAGCCGAAGCCTATCAGCAAATAATTGAGAAAGATAAATCGAATATTGAAGATTATTTTGAGATACAGGAAGAAGATGTTATTGAAAACGAAGGGCAATTAAATAAGACGAAATATGCAAAATATAAAAGTTAAACTTTATTTGGCTACTGGGCAAAGGGACCCTCCATTTGTTCAAATATCGAATGTTTTTATATGGCCATATCTAATTATGCCAAGTAAAGGAGATACGATTGATATATACCAAGATCCTTTTTTAGTGCCAGACCATGAAGATTTTAATGACGAAATCAGAAATGCATTAGATCGCGGTACGGTGGAGTTAATCTATAAAGCGTTTAGCACAGAAAAAGAAGATGACGAAAATAGCGCTGATATTATATTTTACTGCAAACCATTTTAACTTATGACACGAACCGAACTAATAAACTACATCATTAAGAAGCAGGGGTATAAATCGTACTTGGAAATTGGTGTTGGAACTGGAAAGAATTTTAAGGCTATTGTTTGTAAAGAAAAAGTTTCTGTAGATCCTGATATCTTGACGACTGCAACCTATAAACTGTCAAGCGAAGCATTTTTTAATCACTACAACAAAAAAAAGTATGACCTAATTTTCATTGACGGCCTTCACGAAGCCGACCAGGTAAGAAAAGATATTATCAACGCATGGGAATGTTTAACCGATGGCGGGTGTTTAGTGCTTCATGATACCAACCCTGACCGGGAAGAAATAACGCATGTTCCCAGAGATTCAAAAGAATGGTGTGGGGATGTGTATAAGGCTATTCATCAAATTGACGGCCCGCCAAAGTTTACCCTTAAAGATGATCACGGCGTAACAGTGATACGAAAAACAGGGCCGCTGGTTATGAGTGATGGGGTTATTGAATGGGAAGGATTTGAAATGTTCAGGGAAGTAATATTGCATTTGGTAACGGCTGAGGAAGCTATTCAAATTATTGACGGATGGAAATAACTCCTGAGATATTTAAAGAAAATGGGTTCGCTGATGATGGCGTCGGTCTTTACCATCCGACGTATTACAATATTAGGTTTCATCAATTATTTGCGGCAGATGATAAGACGCTGATAAATTGTTTCGTTGCAACTGTTGATGACCAATTGCAGTTAGATGGTAATGACGCTATCGAGTTTGATACCGTTGAAAAAGTAAAATCATTTTACAGTCAGCTTAACATTACTGATATATGGAAATAGTTTTGCCAGACGGGCGTAAAGCAACGGTATTAGGCCCAGTAACCACTAAGAGCGTTAAGATAAGGCTCGAAGATGGCAGGGAAACCCTTTGGCCGTCCGATAAGATAAAAGAGGTAAAGGAAGGTGAGGACACGCTTAAAATGATTGTTGTGCCTGCGATTGAAAGATTGAAGGAATTGAATGATGATATTGCTTTATTGAATAGTAGTGGCGTTGGTTTCATAAACCAGTCGTTAAATGATTTAAAAAAGAAACTTGCTAAAGAAGCGATTAAAGACTTTGAAAAGAAATGGGGATTGATATAGCCATACCATTAGCCCGTGACCGCTATCACAGCTATTACGAGCTAAAAATGACTTTGAGATCCATTGAAACAAACTTAACCGGATACCGAAACATTTATATCATTGGCGAAAAACCGAACTGGATAACAAACGTTACTCATATTCCTTTGAAAGACTTAACAGGCCGCAAAGCATATTCTATCTATCGTAAAATGCTGACGGCTGCGAATAATGAATCCGTATCAACTAAATTCATCAGTTGGTCAGATGATACTTATTTACTCGAACCGCTGAACGTAGAAGGAATAAAAGACTGGTATGATGAGACGCTAAAAGATTGGACATTTAAGAATATAAATAATCTTTACAGAAACATTATTAAAAATACCTGGAAAGTATTTCCTGATGGCTTATTCTACAATGTTCACACACCTTGCGTTTATGAGAAGGAAAGGTTTATCGGGTTGAATAAGTACAATTGGACTACTACAGAGTATTTAATAAAGTCAATGTACTTCAATGATGGCGAAAGTAATCCAGTGCCAATGAAAGATCCCAAAAGACATAAAGGTTTATTTTATTCCACTCAGAAAATGACCGGCGAAGATGATAAGATGCTGAGAGGAATGTTTAGTAAGAAAAGTAAATTTGAGTTATGAGGGCTAATTATACAAGAAGTGAAGGTCGAATGTCAGGTATTTATATGATCCATAATTCGGAGAACCATTATCTATATATAGGCAGTGCTGTCATTTTACGAAAGAGAAAATCAACCCATGATCATAGGTTAAGAAAGGGTAATCATCATTCAATCAAATTGCAAAGGTTTGTAAATAAATACGGTATTGATAAATTGATTTTTTCTCCAATAATATTCTGTGACAAATCGGAACTACAGGAAAAAGAGCAAGTTCTTTTAAATATATTCAAACCATTTTACAACATAGCAACGGATGCATCTAATGCATTGTTAGGCCGACCGTTTACAGATGAAATGAGAGCCAAAATATCTGCAATTCACAAAGGGAGGGTATTATCTGATAACCATAAAGAGTTAATAAGGTTGTCTTCTTTAGGCAGGCCGTCCCCCACTAAAGGCAAGCCAGCGCACAATCGAGGCGTAAAGCATACGGCAGAATCTTCTCGAAAAATGTCGCTATCAAGGGTTGGAAAAAAACAATCGGAATTAACTAAATTAAAAAGGTCTTTACTTTTTAATGGGGGTGGCAATCCAAAGGCTAAAATAGTAGTTGATATGTCAACAGGTATATTTTTTGACTGTGGGAAAGAGGCCGCAAATGCCTATGGAATTAATCCAGGCACGCTTAAATGTTGGCTGAATGGTAGAAGAAAAAATCCGACAAATCTAATTTACGCATGACACCGACAATCACGCCAACTATAAAGCAGCATCAAGCTTGGGAGAGATTGAAGGATAATATAACAACTGAAGTTTGTTTTGGTGGGGCGGCTGGTGGAGGAAAAAGTCACCTTGGGTGCGAATGGCTACAAACATCATCTTTTTTCTATCCCGGTTCGCAATGGTTTATAGGACGTAATTCCCTCAAAGACCTTCGAGAATCTACCGTTATTTCTTGGCACAAGGTATTAAAGCATCACAAAATTAAAGCTCAGTCTTTATTTACCTACAACGGGCAAGATTATTATTTTAAGTTTCATAATGGCAGTATTGTTTGGTTATTAGATTGCGCTTACTACCCATCAGATCCATTCTTTGAGCGGTTTGGGTCAAGAGAATTTACGGGCGGTTGGTTCGAGGAGGGTGGTGAAATACATCCTATGGCCTATCAAATACTATCTTCTAGGGTTGGTCGTATGTACAATGATAAATATGGTTTATTAGGGAAAGTGTTAACAACGTGTAACCCGAAAAAGAACTTTCTATACGAGAAATTTTATAAGCCGTGGAAGAAAGGTGAATTGCCGCCAGATAAAGCCTTTATTCAATCATTGCATACCGACAACCCGCATGTTGATAGCGGATATGGTGCAGTGCTTCAGAAATTAACCGGAGTAGCCCGCCAAAGGCTTTTACTTGGTGATTGGGAATACGACGAGGATGCAAATAGTCTTATCGAGTACGAAAAAATACTCGACATTTTCAAGAATAACCACATGAACGGTGGAGTACATTATATCACAGTCGACGTAGCAAGAAAAGGTCAAGACAGTACTGTAATAGGCTTGTGGAGCGGTTTTGGTGTCCGATTTTTCCAGTATGAAAAGCTATTAACCACAGAGGTTACAAAAAAAGTTAAACAATTACAAGAAAAATACCGAATTTCGGCAAGCAATATTATTGTAGATGAGGATGGTGTAGGCGGTGGTGTATGTGATCAGTTGCAATGCCAGGGGTTTGTAAATAATTCCAGGCCTCTTCCAAACTACAGTAATCCACAATTAGATCAGCGGGGAAATATCATTGTTGAAAATTTCGATAACCTTAAATCGCAGTGTTATTTCAGATTAGCAGACCGGATAAATAAAGGGCATTTGTTTGTTGACTGTGAGGAGCCGGAAATGATAGAAAGGATTATCCAGGAGCTTGAACAAGTTAAACAGAAGGATATTGATTCAGATAAAAAGAAAGGTGTAGTTCCAAAGGAAGAGGTAAAAGAGATATTAGGCAGGAGCCCCGATTTTTCCGATTGCTTAATGATGCGTGAATATTTTGAACTGAAACCAAGTTTTGTAATAGCAGCAGGATGATAAAAATAATATTAGGTATTTTTTACGGATTGTCTGTTGCAATTGAATTCTTATACAGCATTCCAGAGACTGTAGTTACTTCGATAGGAAATAAATTATCCGAATTATCCGACGCCTTAGAAACGGTCTATAAAAAGGCAAAGGGAAAAGAAAAACAAATTGAGAAAGTTAACTGAGCGTGTTTCCAATTTAGAAAACCATTCGCAGAAAGCTGCGACCCTCTTCCCCACCACTCAACCATTTCAAGTTCTTAATGGTAATATAATTTCTTCCGCCGAAAACGGTCAAGATTTCCTCGACAAAGGATTTAATAAGAACGATAGTATTTTTTCTGCTACACAGTTAGTTTCAGAAAAGATAAAAATGGCCTCATGGTCGCCTTATACCGTAAAGGATGAAAAGGCGCTGAAGTCTATGCGGGTTATATTAAACAAAGGCGAGTTTTCGGTTAAGGATATTGCGAATTTAAGCTACCTTAAAACAAAAGCACTTGAACTATACGATTCAGATGCTAAATTAACCCACCTTCTTAAATATCCAAATGACAATGATACTTTCCCTGATATAGTAGCAAATAGCTCAGTAAATAAACTTCTCTTAGGAAACCGGTTTATATGGGCTGATATACTTGAATCAGGCGCTAATCAGGGTAAGCCAAATTCGATTGAGTTATTGCCTTCCCAATATGTAACGCTTGTCGTTTCCCGCACATGGCCATTTAAAATACTTGCTTATAAAATAATGGCATGGGGTGATCTGACTTTTTCAAAAGAGAAGGTTTTTATTGATCGCTACTATAATCCCAATGCAGATATAAACGGAACGCATTTATATGGGTTCGCTCCTATGCGACCGGGTGAAGGTATTGTGGATAGGAGTAACAGCGAAAACATGGCTGCCGCTATGGCTTTTCATAATGGAGGGCCAAGGACTATTATTTGGGTTGATGAGCCCGCCTGGTCGGATGCGACGGCAAGGCTGGGGCAAGCTAACGCAGTAAAAGCAATATTAACGTCAAAAGAATATTCTGGGGCTGCTAATTCAAATAAACTAGCTGCATCAGCATGGAAAATGGGCGCTACTCCCGTAGGTCTTTCTCCTGTTGATTTAGGTATACCCGAATCAGAAGTTAATACGTTGAGGAGAATATGCAATCTAATAGGCGGCATTCCTTCGCAGTTAATGAACGATCCGGATAATAAAACATTTAATAGCCTGGTTGAGGCAGAGAAGGCGCTAACAACAAGAGCGGCACTCCCGTTAATGAATTCCTTCAGGGATCAGTTTAATAGAAAATTGGGAACAGATTGGGGCTATAAAGACAAGGGAATATATATTGACTATGATATTTCTGTTTACTCAGAACTACAGGAAGATTTAGGCAAGAAGTGGACAGGGTACGTTGAAAGATTGCCGGTTTCTAATGGTTATAAAATGGATTTGATGGGACTTGATCATGAAGAAGGACAGGAAGAGTGGATGAAACAAATTCTAGTGCCATCGGGATTTGAATTAAGCGATAGTTATGGTGAAAACGAAACAGACAGAGCTTTGGAAGAAGGTGATGAGTAAGTACCCAAAGACGCCAAAGGAAAAGACATGCCAGATTGAAAAAAGAAGGCTTGAATATTTAAGGCAGCAATATTATGAACGCCTCACAGCGGAGAAAATACAGCAGGAAGGTTGAAAAGATCAACAGGCGGTTAGAAAACGAATGGTTTAACCGTATCAGGAAAACTATTCAGCTAAAGGCAAATATTGTTATTTCAAGACTTAGAGCAGGCGGCACCTCTTCCGCTTTTTCGTATTTGAGTAATGATTTAGGAAACCCGGACTTAGCCAACCAAGTGAAAAATATGTACAAGGCCGTGGGCTTAGTACATGCAAAAAGAGTAAATGACGAATTGAGGTCCGAACCAAGGATATTAAAGTCTATTGTTGAAATGTTCCAGACAAAACGAATAGGATTTAACTCAACATGGGCGGCATTTGTAAATGACTATTTAGAAAAGTTCCTGTTTGAGAAAATAACCTTTGACGTAAATAGTACAACAAGAGATGCATTAATGCGGGCTGTGCAAAGAGGGATAAATGAGGGGTTGGGAGTTGATGATATTATAAGAATTTTGGAAGATTGGCCTTATGCTCGTTTCAAGGCAGCAAGGATAGTGAGGACAGAAATTAACAGGGCGGCGAATGTTGGTGCTATGGCAGGAGGATCAACGTTTCAGTTTGAGCAGCAAAAAGAATGGATCGCAGCCATGGACAACAGAACAAGGGGGACGAACCCGAAAGATCATGCTAACCACAGGGAATTGGACGGCAATATAGTAAATGACGGTACAGCATTTACTGATGTAAGGAATGGGGATAATTTACAGTTCCCAGGTGATCCGTCAGCAAGTGCAGCCAGTGTTATTAACTGCCGGTGTTCAGTTGCGTTAACAGCAAAGAGGGATGAACGGGGTAGATTAATTCCTAAGCGTTCCAGAATATCAGTGATACAGCCGGGGCAAATACGCAGACCAGTAACAATAACGATATGAAGCATAAAATCAGAAAGAAATTCCATCATAAGAACTACGTGTTCCTTTTATCGGTTGCCGAAGGTCACGCAATATGGTCCGTACATGAATACGATGGAGACAACAAAATATCTTATGCTGAATTATCTGCTTTGTTTCAAAAAGAACATGACAAACAAGTAGACCAACTGATACAAGAATCATTAAAAGATGAACCGGTTGAATTTACCGAGGAAACAATTCTTGACCTAACCGAAAACATTAATAAAGATGAAAAGCTTTTATGATATCAAAACAGCAGAAAACAGCGTAAAGGATGTAGACACTACTTCCCGCCGTGTTAAGGTCGTTATCTCTGAAATGATGAGTAAGGACCTGGACAATGATGTTATTGATATCAGTGCTTACGATAAAACCTTACAGGAAAGAGGCCCGAAAGGGAAAAGTTTGATATGGCACCTTACAGACCATTATCCTTCTTTAAAATTCGCTGTAGGCAAACCGTCAGAAATATTTGTAGATGGTCAGCAGTTGGTCATGATCACGGATATCCCAAAAACGCAATGGGGCAATGATATGTTAGAGTTTTATTCTAACGGGGCAATCAACCAGCACTCTATTGGGTTCAGGACTATTAAGAAAGAACCAATGCTTGCCGGAACTCCCGAGGAATACACTTTGATAAAAGAAATCCTTCTTTATGAGGGCTCAGCGGTGCTTTGGGGTGCTAATCCCAACACTCCTACCCTGTCCGTTGGTAAGTCTTTGAATAAGACTGAACTTACAAAAAGATATGAAACTTTAGAAAAATTAAAAACTTCAGGAAACTTTAGTGACGAAATTTTTCCTATCTTAGATGCGCAGTTGAAAGAAACTCAACAGCAAATTGTCGATATCTTCTTACAAGATTCCAAATTCGAAACCACTCAGCCGATAGCACAGACTATCACTCAGCCGGACGTAAAGGACTTTGTAAAGCAAGTAGAAATACAAAATCTATTAACAGCTTTAAAAAGTTTAACATGCTCCGCAAATTCTATAACGCAACCGCAACAGATACGGGTGGTGACATAAAACAAGCAACCGCCGCCGTTCTGGAAATGAAAACAGCACAGGAAACATTTCTTGCAGAACAAAAAAAAGCAGCCGAAACTGCAAAGGCAGAACTCGAGACAACAAAAGCCCAACTAAAAGAAACCCGTGATAACCTGGATAAGGTTATTAAAGCACAGGATACATTAATTGCTGAAGCCCAAAAGCAACAGTTAAACGTTCCCGGCGCCCCCTTATACGATCAACTTGGCAAAGCTTTGACCGAAAAAGAAGCTTTGTTGAAAGCATACAAAGAAGGAAGTGGCAAAGGTTTTACTATCCAGATGGATCGTAAGATAGCTGCTATCATGTCCTCTTCTGGCAATCTTACCGGATCTTATTTTGTGGCTCCAACCGTGGTGCCGGGTGTGGTTCTTCAGCCTTATGAAGAGGTTCACATGCGAAACATCCTGCCTGTTGGCCAAACCAACTCTAACGTTATCCGTTATGTTCGTGATAATGGTGGTGAAGGCGTTCCGACTACTGTAGCAGAGGGTGCAACTAAACCCTTAATTGATCGTGATCTGGAAATAAAAGATGCGCCTGTACGTAAGATCGCTTGCTACATGCGTGTGCCAGAGGAAATGATCGAAGATATTCCTTACCTGCAATCTTTCCTTACTCAGATCGGTATCGAGGAAGTAATGCTGGTTGAAGATGACCAGATACTCTATGGTAACAACGTAGGGCAAAACCTTCATGGTTTGATTCCAAACGCAACCGCTTTCGATACTGGTTTACTTGCTGCTGTAGATGCGCCGAATGAGTTCGATATTCTTCGTGCTGCAAGAACCCAGGGCAGGCTTGCAAAAAGACGTCCAACCGTCGCACTGGTTAACCCAGGTGACTATTACAATATGACTTCCCGCAAGGATAGTACTAACAACTACTTATTCCTTGGCGGTGGTAACGGCATTCAACCAGGCAGAAACGTTGACGGCTTAACAATCATTGACCATACTATTATTGAACCAGGCGATTGGCTCGTATTAGATCCAAGGGCCGCGGCAATCTTTGATCGTACCGGTATGTCAGTACGTTTCTATGACCAGGATCAGGATAACGCTATTAAGAACTTGATCACTATCGTTATTGAAAAGAGGTTGGCTTTGCCGATCTACTACACTAACGGTTTGATCACAGGAACTTTTGAGGCGGCAAGCTAATTAATACGGGCGGGTAACACCGCCCTATTATTATGAAGCCTGAGCAAAGTCATATTCCCAAAAAAGAGCAAGCCCATCAGCCCAAGCAAGAGATTTCCCATAAGAAAAAAAAGAAGGTAAAACCTGTTTCAAAACGTGAGTTACCGCCGAATATACAACCTCATACATGATATAGCTGATATCAGTGATGAATCAGATATCATAACTGAGCCGGTAACGGTTGCGGAGATGAAAAACTTTATGCGGTTGGAAGGTTTTTGGCCGGATGAAGAAAACGGTATTGATATACGGGAACCTTTTGCGTTGACTTTACTAGAAGGCGAGACAACGGTTCAAAGTGCTTTACTTATCGGGTCAACTATAACCACTCTTTCAAGAGAGGGAACGGTTTACACTAAAGTTGTGGGTGTGCCAGGCAACAGAGAGTTTGCTCACAATAACACAACAGGTGTAGTTACCTTTTTAAACGAAGGCGAAGCCGGCGGAGAAGTGATTGATATCGCTTACGGTATAGAAACAGAAGGCGGCAATAATTCTTTTATTCTTGATGATACATTGATAGAGGAAATGATCACTGCATCCCGGGAAAGATTGGAAAAATGGTTAGGGCTATCAATTATCCCGCATACCTGGGAAGTATTATTTACCAACCTGGCCGGAGAGATTGAATTTCCTTATTCTAATAATATGGCAATCGTTTCGCTGAAAGATTCAGACGATGAGGATATAGAGGAAGAAGATTATTTACTACGAGGAACCACAGATAAACGGCTAATCCGTCCCCTATTTGAAAACATGACTATTGTTTATACGGCGGGTTTTGACACGGTGCCTAAAGCGATTAAACAGGCAATCATGCGGGATGTGTTGTTTCATTACGAGAATAGGAATGATGGCGATAAGGACAGGGTTAATAATGCTTTTGAGATAGCAATAAAGTATAAAAGAGTTTCAACATGGTTGGCCTAAGAAAACCTATACAGATAATATCTGTAGCTCCTGAGAAGGAAGAAAGCACAGGATTAATGAAACCGGCCGAAACAGTTCTTTATTCAGGGTGGGCAGAAGTCTCGAATCCAAGTAGTAACAGGAATTATTTTGTCGGTCAGGATTCGATGGAGCATACCAAGTTCTTTAAAATACGCCATAACATGGGTATAACATCCGACGTAAACACACGGCTGATATATTCCGGTAAAAGGTACACAGTGAACAGTATTGAAAGGGATAAGGAGAAAAAGTTTTATTGGATTATTAGGGCCACGGCAAAAACGGATAACTGATGTTTAAGATAAAAACAACAGGATTTCAGGATTTGATTGATAGGCTTTCAAAAGCTCCGGATAAGATTGTTAAGGAAGTCGATGGAGTGTTTCAGGATGTTGCTGAAAAGTTTGTTGGCAGGGCTAAAAAAGACGCTCCGAAAGACACAGGTAATGCAGGATTAACAGGACAGATAAGTTACAGGAAGGAAGGTGAGTTGAAGTATAATATATTCTCTGGATCAAGATACGCTGGTTATTTGGAGTTTGGAACGAAAAGAAATTTTACTCCTATTCCTGGATTTGAAAAAGAGGCTGCCGAAATAAAAGGTTTAGGTGGTGGTGGAAGTGCCGAAGAGGCGATAGAGAATATTAAAGCATGGGTATTAAGAAAAGGAATAAGATTTCAAGATGCTACGAAATATAAAAGCGGTAAAAAGAAGGGGCAGCACAGGTTGTTAGATCCGGAAACAACTGCATATATTATTTGGCATTTTATAAACATAAACGGAATAAAACCGAAGCCATATTTTTTTAAACAGGTGGCTATTGCAGAAGGACAGTTGGAAAAAGATTTAAAACAGATCGCAGAAGAAATTTTTGATTGATGAGAAACTTTGTAGGTGATCTTATAATTGCTTATTACCAGTGTTTGAATGGTAATATAACCTACGGAGGGCAGGAAGTGAATGTTTATAATGTTGGAGTTGATGCAAATGATAAGTTTCATTATATCCAGCTCAGGCCGGAAAGCGAATCAGATGTAAGCAATAAAAGTTCTTTTGTTACCAGCCCGATAGTAGTGATGGATATAGTAACAGTTCACGAAGGTTCGATAGATGCCAGTGTAGTGGAAGAAATAGACGATCAGGTAAGGCAATTGATTTTCACGGCAAGGAATACAGTGGGCATAGTTGTGAATGATGATTTTCAATTGCTCAATGTGATTGCTCAAAACAGTTCTTACCTGGATGGATTCGACGGTACGAGGCATGAATTCAGGAAGATAACACGGTTTGTAAACAGGATTAATCAGTTTCAAAATAATATAAGCTAACAATTAAACTTAAATAAAATGGCAACAGAAATTCAGGGTATTGATGACATATTCGAAGTTCGTGAGGTCGGTGAAGAGGATTGGCTCAGGCTTGTTTGTGAAGTCGACAACTCTGCCGAAATGGACAACGAAGTATCTGAGACAGATACCAAGTGTGGAACATTCGTAGGCGTAAAGGAAATGAAAGGAAATTTTTCTGGTAACGCTGTGAGTAATGCCACTCCAACTTCTTCTGAGGCTTCTTATGAGCAGGTAGTAGCCTGGCAGAAAGCAACAACATTGCTCGAGTTTAGAAATTATAACGCCGCCTTTGGTGCTATTGCTGAGAGTGCTGCTTATCATTTCGAAGGGCAGGGCAGATTTACGAACACAAACAAGAGTTCTGCCAGCGGTGAAGTTGTTCAGTTTTCATGGACACTGTCACCAAGTGGAGAAATATTCTTAACGCCACAATCGTAATCATGAAAAAAATAAAGCTCTCCGTCGCAGGGCAGGAAGTCGTTTGCAATTTCGGCGTGAATTATTTCTATAAACATTTTTATGAAATAACCGGCACTGATATGCTAGTTGATGGCCTAAAAGAATTAGCCAGCGTAAAAATGTTTTCTCTTGTTCCGGCTATTTATTGCGCCGGGTATTTTGCAGAATGCAGCTTAAAAAAGGAAGAGCCTAAAATAAGTAAAGCTGATTTTGAATCTCATATTTTAAGTATGGATGAGAAAGGGGCTGCAGATATGCTGAACGATTATTTGAATGAGATAAACCCAAAGGAGGAAACTAAAGAGGGGGAGGAAATAGCCCAAACGGTGAACCCTTAACATGGGATGAGGTTCGAAAGATAGCGTTTGGGCGATTAGTAATACTGCCGCATGATTTTTATTCGATGGATATAGATGATGCGGCTTTGATGTATCAGGGATGGGGTGATCAGATGCTTTATGATCAACAAATAGCACGAAAAGTGACAATGATTATTTCGGATGTAGTAAATAAGAGCATGGGCGGTAAAGGGGTGATGAAAAAGAGTAAGGATATATGGCCTTTACCAGGTGATGAACGAAAAATAAAAACTTCTCATTTAGAACTGTTGAAAAAGTTTAAAGAATTGGATTTAAAAAAGGGTGTGAATGGCAAACGCTGAATTAAATGTCATACTTAGTGCGGAAGGAAAGCAGCTTTCAGCTACGATGCAGAAGGCCGAAAAGGATGTGCAAGGACTTGAAAAAGAATTGGCATCATTAAAACCGGCATTTGACCAGGTTGATAAGTCTGTTACTAAATCGGCTTCTACCCTTAAATCAGCAGCTTCAGCTACCAATCAATTTGTAAAAGGGGTAAAATTATCAGATGAGGCATTAAAGAAATTACAGCCATCCTCTAACGCCTCAGCTCAATCACTATTAAACCTGGGAAGGGTTGCACAGGATGCGCCATTTGGTATTTTAGGTATAGCTAATAACATAAATCCATTACTGGAATCATTTCAAAGATTACAGAAGGAAACAGGATCTACAAAAACCGCTTTGAAGTCATTGGTATCAGGATTGACCGGTGCCGGTGGTTTGGGGCTTGCTGTCTCTGTTGTTTCTTCTTTACTGATAGTTTTTGGTGATAAATTATTTGGTGCTAAGGAAGCATCTAAGGCGTCAGAAGAGGCGCTCAGAAGTTTTGGCGAAGCGTTGGAAGGCGTGAAGGATGGAGTAAAATCTTTAAGCGATGAACTGCAATTTACAAATCAATTAGGTGGTATAAATGTAAAAATTCGTGGCGGTGGCGATGTTCAGGATTTACTAGAGCAATCGGTTGCGCAACGGGTGAAGACAACTAAACTAGAAGCACAACGTGATAAATTAAAAAGTATTGGCGATCAGATTGCAAAAAATACCGAGCTAAGCGATAAAGACAGGATTGATGCTGAAATCAAATATTTTGATTCACTAAAGAGTATTAATTCTGAGATAATAAAAAGTGAACAAGATCAATCAATCATTTACAGGAGGATTGCACTTCAAAGAGTTGAGGATTTAAAGAAAGCTAATGAAGATGCTTTAAAACTTAACGACAAATTTATTGATGATACCATTGCAAGAGCAAAGAGGTTATCGTCATTTATCAATAAAACTACTATTCGTTTCGCTCCTTTCGAGTTAGATCCTGAAACTACAAAGTTTGAGCAATTCAAAGAGGCATTAAATTTTATCCAAAGAGGGTTAAATGACCGTTCCTCGTTTTCTATTAAGCCACAGGTATTAGTTGAAAACCCTGTACTGATTAAGTCACAGGCCTACTTTGCTTCACTGGCAAAAGAAGCGGAAGGAATGTTTAAAGATATCCAAGAGGAGATAAATAAATTAACCAAGCGTAATCCAATTATAATACGGGCTGAAAGAGTAGAGGTTACAGAAAAGGCAAGAGGTGCTGAATTCTTTCAATCACTGGGTATTGCCAGCGCAGATGAAAACGCCCCACAAAGTTTACTAACAGACACACAAAAAGCGGCGGTCAATCTTGCCGGAGTAATGAATCAAACCGTAATTCCTGCTTTCAATGGTTTATTTGACGCTATTAAAGCCGGGGAGAACCCTATCAAAGCTTTCTTCCAAAGTTTAGGCCAGGCATTGCAGCAATTAATACAGAAGTTGATACAAGCAGCTATTCAAGCACTTATATTAAGCGCCATCACCGGAGGCTCTACGTCATTCGGCAAGGCTTTTAAGTCTATTATCGGATTCAAGGCTGAAGGTGGGCCGGTATTCGCCAACAAACCTTATGTAGTGGGTGAACGTGGGCCCGAGTTATTCATTCCCCAAGGCGGCGGGAAGATAATTCCAAATAATGAAATGAATTCAGGACTTCAGGGAATAACAGGCGGTATGCAGAATTTAAGATTATCGGCCGTGTTAAGAGGTTCAGACTTGGTTTTATCAAACAACAGGACTTTCCGGTCACAAAACAGAAACGGTTAATGCCAATAGGACGCTACTATACGATAGAATTTAAGAACGTTGAAGATATCCTCGTTAAGGTTCTTATTGGAGATAAGACAATAGACGCCGAAACTCCGGAGATCATTCCTTTACAACCTTCTGGGAGCCCGTTAATACTATCCACATTTGATAACGATGAGGCGAAGTTCACCCCGATAAAAGGACAAAAAGCACAGATAACTTTTTTAAGTAATGAACAGTATTCATTAGAGACATTTTCCGATGGTGCTGACGATCGTTTTGATGTTACTATTTTATACGGAACGACAATAGTTTTTTATGGCTTTCTTTCCCTGGCTGATAACTCAGAATTATTTGTCAGTGGCAGGAATGAAGTAGTATTAACCGCTAACGATAAGTTAGGCGCTTTAAAAGATATTCCGCTTACTGATTTTGACGGCGTAAACCCGATAGGGAAATATAAGATCGGTGAATTAATCGCCATGTGCCTGCAAAAAACGGGACTTAGTTTACCCCTGAGAGTAATCAATAATTTACGGCATGGCACCGGAGCAATAACTGTTTCTCTGACTGATACAACTTTTACGGCCGGAACCAATATGATTACTTTAGGGGCTACCTATAATGGTTTTTTCTATAACGGGCAGCGGCTTTTAGTATCTGGAACGGTTTCGAATAACATAGAATTTACTGTCTCAGGTGTGGGGCTTTTGCTTGTTACTTTCCTGGTAAGCAGTGAAGATTTAGTAAACGAAACGGCAAGCAACGTAACATTTACCGACGTAACGGGGCTTGATCATATTTACCACGGCATTTATTTAGATGCAAAGACATTTGAAGATGAGATTGGTGTAAGTGAGAATTGTTACGATGTACTGAAAAAGATTTTAGGCTATGATTGTTTTTTAACTCAGTACAAAGAATGTTGGTGGATTTGCCGGATAGACGAGTATGATAGTAATCCTTTTTATGTATCACGTTTTGATGAAAACGGGGTGTATGTAGATAGTTATGTAGAAACAAATTTATCTAAAACTATCGGTAGAGATCAGGAACATTGGTTTGAAGGGGAAGCGACAATAGTACAACCAACCAGGCCGGTCGGGTTCGCAAAACTTACGTACACGTTTGATTATCCTGAAGAAATTGTTTGCAATCAGGATTTTTCGAGAGGTACAGGAGATGAGCCAACCGACACAATCCCTTCCGAAACTATTATATACGATCCTGAGTGCTGGGAGTTTTACGCCAACCATTTTGATGGCTCCGCATGGACTGACGGAACGCCACAAGCCGGGGCAAGAGGAGAGTTGGTTAAGCTGTTTGAATATGGCTATGAGAAAGACAGGTATATGCTCATCGAACATGAAGACGTTAGTGGTGGTGACGAAGTGCATTATTTCAAAAGCGCCGCTATTGACATGAGGCGAGGAGATAAAATTAATTTATCCGTTGATTTTAAGATAGAGGGCGTTTCTGGATTAACGTCTTTAAACCCTATGCAGGTGACTTTAATTCCTCACGATGGATCAGATCCTTGGTATTGGGAGTTAGACACCGCTTCAAATGTTAATCAATGGGTACAGCGTGCAACGCCAACAACTAATCCGTTTTCTACGACAATAAGATGGCAGGGTACGAATAGCGATGAGTTTCAAAATGTCGGAGGCGAATCTTTGCCGCTTCCTACCAGTGGATTTTTATACGTTCAGTTGAGTACCAACTTCAACATATTTGCCCCTTATATTTTTACAAATCTCCAGTTCACATATATACCGTTTATTAATGGCTCGTATAGGGTTTACAACGGTCGGCATGAAAAGGTAACCAGAACAGAACCCGGATACTTAGGAAATGTAGATGATGATGTTTTCATATCAGATGCAGAAGTAAAATTGTTTAAGGGTGCAATGTTTTTCCTAGCTGACGGCATTTATCAATTAACAGTAAAATGGTATAACGCCGCCCTATTTGCGCTTGGATATCCAACAGATTTAAGCATGGTAAAACCTTTCGGGAATCATCAAGCCTATGCCGTTTGGAATCAGTACAGGCTAGCTAATAGAATTTTTCAATACCAGTTTCAGGATTTCGGGGCAGATATCCCCTCCCTGGTACATAAGTTTTCAATCTCTGATTTTTCAAGCCACAGTAATGACAGATACTTTTTGATGCTGACAAAAGAAGCCGATTTGATGCTGTGCAATATGACCGGAACATTAGAACAGGTTTATCATACGACAGAAGGGAAAGACTATGACAGTGATCACGAATTCAAATATATAAGTTAATGGAGCCTATACATGGAAAGGATTGTTTACTGAGTATAAAGATTGAGGAAGAATTCTATCCGGTATTGTGTGCGGTTGATATGACTTTTTCATGCAGGCAGGAGGTTCTTTTAGCTACATCGGTGGATTCCGGGAACTGGAGATATAAGAAGCTGAGAAATATATCAGAGTGGAATGTATCAGTATCAGGACTAACAAAAATTGATAACACAGATGGACAGGTTAGTTTTTTTTATCTGTTACAGCAAAACATAAGAGGCTCAGAGCAGATCATTCAAATAATGTTCGAGGATTCAAACGGGAACATACAAGTATTAGAAGGAACGGTTTTAATCCCTGAATTGAGTATAAACGCAAACGTGGGTTCGTTTGCTGACGCTACGATCAGTTTTGAAGGTACGGGGCCGGTTGAAATAACAGAACCTGTTAGTGATGTAGAGAGTGATATCTGCGAAGATTTGGTTAGCGATACATGGGATGTTGTGGCCACAGAAACATCCATAAGTGGTGCAGGGCAAGAGGGTAAATCTTTTGCGGGTAAAGAGATTTTAGAAGTTGACAGGTCGGGCATGGTACATAGTTACACAAGCGGAATACCTGGAAACATGGAATATGCTTACAACGGGACTGAGATTTCATTTGATCCAACAAATCCATTTAATGATGGTGAAACAATTTTTGTTCTCTGGAAATGACAACGAGTAAAACATATCTGATGGCGGCGGGGCTAAATTATATTCAGAGCAGCGAAATAGTATATACAGAAGTGTATGTAGTTAAGCGGGACGGGTTACAGTATGATAAATACATTTTAGGAGGATCAACTGAAAGGAAATATACTTATGTGGCTTCAGAGGGGAAGATATATTTTCCTATAGAAGCAAATCCAGGGGGCGAGAACGTTTTTGTGTTATTTAAAAAGACAACTTTTGTTCCCGATCCTGTTCCCGGCATTTGCACACCCGTTACGATTGAAGATAGCGACATGCCGGATGCTGTGGTTAATGTATCTTATTCAAAATCGTTCCCTTTAAATGGCACCTCTCCATTTACTTTAAATGTCATTCAAAAACCTACTTGGGCAGCAGTTAATATTAGTCTTTTTGGAGTGGTTACAGTAATGGGCTTCCCTGATGTGGCAGGGCCGGAAACGTTAGAGTTCTCGGTTAGTAATTGCGGAGGTAGCGCACCCACTGTTTTGCACACGTTCGACACGCTTGCAAATTCTGATAATCTATTTATACATAGCTACTCATACTCTAAAATACAGTCAGTTTCCGGCGTATCATATACAATTACGTCAGGGTCTTTTCCTGTTTTTTTGCCAAAAAATACTCTTCGGGGAATTCATAACGGGTACATAGGTATTATCGCTGTTGTTGTGGGTACGATCATATTCCCAAGATTATTAAACCTAACTGTAAACGGGAGTTTAGCGGAATCTATTCCTGTTCCAACTAATGGAACTTATTATTTTTCTTCTCAAACTTATTTATCAACTGATATAATTCAGATAATATTAAACTAATGAAAAAGATAATTATTATACTACTCCTTTTTTCTGCGATAAGTGCCGAAGCTCAAACCGGGTACACTCTTATAAACACTCGTTACCACTGGCTAGCTGGGATATTTAAGGCACTAGGATTGCCCGCAGGAGGCAATGCGGCATTTACGGCGGGACAGGCTCAGCAAGCGGGATCGGTTTATTACGATTCTACAGGTGCTGATGCAGGTTTATATATTTGGAGTGGGTTGGCCTGGGTGAAAGCAAATTACACCGATGCGCAAGCCCGGGCCGCTATCTCATTAACCACTACCGGAACAAGCGGGGCTGCAACATATAACAGTGGAACGGGGGTGTTTAATATTCCGCAATATTCAGGAACAACGAACACAAACGTAGGGGCTTTTTACCGGTGGCTGAAACCTGATGCTCAGGAAATAAAAACATTCGCAGCGGGAACAGGAGTTCTTATTGATAGTACTACAAATACAGATGCGTTGACATTGAATTTAGATTCGTTGTATTGGGCAAATAGAGATTGGGTAACAGATAGGATTGCTGATATAGAAAACGGTAATCTTCTTTTTGATTCATTGGGCGCTGCTGGTATATCTCCAATGACAACCTGGAATAACACATTATATGCAAGACGTATTTCAATATCCGGAGGATCTATTGATACCACAGCAAGCGGGGGGTTACTTATAACAGTCGCAGGCGCTGGTGTCACTTCGCTTGCCGCCGTAGGATCAGCACCTAACGCTAATGGCGCTACTATTTCGGGAAGTACATTAAATCTTGAACCCGCATCTGTATCATTCCCAGGTGTAGTAACTACAGGATCTCAAGTATTTGCGGGTAATAAATTTATTGGTGCCGATGCGTATGCTGGTACAGATGGGACTTTTAATGTATCTACATCCAGTGTGTTTGGCGCAGGTGCTGGATCCTCTGAATTAACAATAACTAATTCTAACACTACAACAGGGTTAGCTTCGATAGTATTTAGAAATAATGCAGGAAGTTCTAAAGCTCTTATAAGGTGGTTTAATTCTGCCAACTCGTCTACAATAGCGGGGATCGGGTTGGGCGATGCCTTGGTTTTTACAAATGGTACTTCCGGGAAGCCGATTATGTTAAGCGCAAATGCAGGCCCTATATATCTTGCCCCAAATAATACATCACCGGTATTGACCGCTGTAAACGCTGGACAGGTTGGGTTGAATAAAATTACGTCACCTACTGCATGGCTTCATTTACCAGCGGGAACGACAGCGGCAAGCACAGCACCGTTTAAATATACTTCAGGATCATTACAAACAACTGCCGAAGTTGGTGCTAAAGAGTTTTTAACCGACAAAGAATACTTGACTATTACGACAGGTGCTGCACGAAAGGAAATTACATTAAATGACATAGCATTGACTTCTGGAAGAATACCATTTGTAACCACAAACGGAAGATTAACGGACGTATCAACTGTTTTATGGGATGGAACTACAGCTACTTTTCCTTTACTTAAAATGACAGGCGGGTCGCCAGGTGCCGGGAAAGTATTAACCTCCGATGCAGACGGTGATGCGACATGGACAACAGCTACTAAGCCGACACTTACAAAAAATTTAATGCTTGAAAATCCGACAGCATCGGAAAACATTTTCATATTCAGAACACCCGTTGCAATAACGGTTACGGATGTTACGGCGGTACTGGTCGGCGGTTCTCCTTCCGTTACTTACAATGTTGCATTTGGAACGGATAGAACAAGCGGCACAAATGTATATACAGCGGGGCAAACCGTCACCAGTGAGACAACAGGAACGGCGGCAAGCGGAGTAAATGACGCAACTATTCCGGCGGGTAGTTGGGTATGGGTTACTACTTCGGCAGCAACAGACGTAACGCAATTAAATATTTCACTGACCTATACCGAAGATTAATGAAAAAACTTGTAATCATATTATCGTTATTCCCATTTTCGCTGAATGCCCAGATTGTACAAATAAATGGAACAGGTAGAACGGTTACTATCAACGCACCTGGAAAACCTTCATCGGTCAGCATAACCCAACCTTCCGAACCACCGGAACCGGATTATTTTGATCCGCAATCCGGGGATATAACCTTTACAGACGAACATTTTCAATATTCTATTCCGGGTTATGCAGGATCAGGATATACGGCAAGGAGTTCTGCCGGGTTTGTGGAATTCCGTACAAGCGAGACGAGTATTAGCGTCAAAGTAGGCGGGAACTGGTCTACTGCCAGCAGTGCGTTTGATGAACAAAGCGATTGTGAAGTATTAGTAAACGGCGTGTATAATCAATCCGTGAGATTGACCGTCGATAACACGACACAAACCTATGCCATCTCGTTGCCTGTTGGCGAAAAGATAGTACGGCTTGTGAATGGGTACACTGCCAACGGGAATAACCTGTTACCCGGAAATGGCGTTTTTGTACAAGGCGTAGTAACTATAGGGAATGTCGAAATAAAAATTCCGGTAACGCCAATAAATAAAAAATTATTTATCGGAAATTCTATAACAACCGGGGCTACCAGCACCCACCCTACTATTACTGGCTTTGCGGGGTTACTTAGAAATATAGGATGGCAAATACAGATGGATTCATACGGAGGCAGGCGATTGTTAACCACTTCGGCGGCATTAGGCGATGACATGGCTGAATTTATTTCGGATGAAATGAACGGCACTATTACTAATGAGGTGTTTATGTTTTTAGGCACTAATAATTTTGCTCTATTTGGAGGACACAGTAAAGCAAATTTTAAACTGTATTACGGTTACTTTTTAGATGCTCTTCACACGTTACGATCTGATATAACTATTTATTGTATTTCACCATTTAATAGGGACACATATAGCACCCCTAATTCGCAAGGCGCAACATGCGAAGATTATGCAGATGCTATAGAAGAGCTTTTAGTGACAAGGACGTGGGCGAAGTTTATTTACGGCAAAGACGCTGTAAGCCTTGCTAACATGGTAGATAGTCCGAGAGTGCATCCAAACCAAGCCGGTCATCAACAAATAAGTGAATATATAGAAGCACAATACAATCTATTAAATCCATGAAAAAAATTTTATTAATACTGTTTCTTTTCCCTCTCTTATTGCAGGGGCAGATAGTATATACCGCTTTAACCGAACAAAATTCAAATTCAGTAACCACCACTTTCAACACTCCGTCTTACACCCCTACTACCGGAGCTTTAGTCTTAGCATTTGTTACAAGTGCAAAAGCAACTACTCCCGATATTCCAACCTTTTCAGGTAACGGGTTGACATGGGTACAAATTGAAACGGAAACGTTGGATGTTATAGCTACACCTACAAAAAGAATAACTGCATTCAGGGCAATGGGTACAGCATCAACAGGAGCGGCGACAGCCACTTTTGCGAATGCACAGGATGGCTGCCAAATTATTATCCTTCAGTTTACGGGAACAGATATAAGCGGGTCAAACGGAAGCGGGGCAATTGTGCAGGCGGTAAAAAGCAATGCTGATGCAACGTCAAATCCGTCAATAACTATGGGCGCTATTTCAAGCGTAACAAATTCGGTTGTTGCTTTTTATGCAACAGACGATGCTAATATAATCACAGCACCGGAAGCCGGTTGGACGCCAACGACAAATGTAAATAGAAGCGTCCCTGATGCACAGCTTTATGGAGAGTACCGGTTAACGACAACCGATAATACGCCAACTGTTACAGCAGCCTCAAGCGATTGGGCTGGGATCGCAATTGAAATAAAATCAGTAGCACGAAGGAGAATAATTATTGATTAATGAGAATTACTATAGTAACAGTAACACTTTAAAATAAATAGTCATGGCAGATATAAATGTAATACTGAAGCAAGCCGACAGGCTTATAGTAACTCCCGAGGCTGCACCCCTTCCAAATAAATTACCATTGGTAAATATCGGGTTGGATCAAACGATTAAGTTACCTGTTAGTGAAATTACTTTAACCGGCAATGTATCGGATAGCGACGGAAGAGTGGTATCTTATAAGTGGGAAAAAATGCTGGGCGGGGCTGGTACTTTTTCAACCCCTACTGCCATCTCGACAAAAGTTACCGGGCTGGTTGCAGGAACTTATATTTTCAAGTTAACCATAACAGACGACAGGGGCGGCATTGCTGCTGATGATAAAATAGTGACAGTATTAGTTGCCGATCCTATTGTTGTGCCAACGCCAAGCAAGTATTTGTCATTGCCGTTATCACCTGCAAGGGACTTAACGGGTCAATCGAATGTAATCATTGAAAATGTTCGTATTGAAAATGCTCCAGGTATAGCATTGAAATTGCATGGATCCAATAACATCACTATCCGAAACTGCTTTATTAATAAAGCGGCATTACACGGTATAGCTATAGAAAATTCAACAAACATTAATATTTATAACAACTTAATTTATGGAGTTGAATCAGCGGTATATGCTTTGAATAGTCAAACGATCAAAGTAAATAACAATCAGTTTGTGAATATGAGGCAGCGAAGAAAAGCAGACGGTACGGGTGGTGGCCTTGGTCAGTTTGTGCAGTTCAATGCAAGTGGTGGTGCAGGTTGTGAGATT